TAAGTATTGTTCAAATATCATTCTAATGCCTTAATGTACTTGTGGGTAGCTGTAAAAGCCGCCATCGGATTATCTATTGTATTTATATTTTCAAAGAAATCAAGACCGTTTATAAATGTAGTGTTTCTTGTATTAATTTCAGTCAAAGAAGATACGATACTGTTGTATGCTAGTTGAGTCACGTAAGCAAATGCAGAAGTCTTTCTATTTTCATCATATCGATTCATATAATGGAACATTGTCATTACTGCATCAATAGCCATGTCGTCAATATGGTCAATATACTTATTGTATAATCCCATTCTTGACATTCTACCACGGGCGATCTTATCATATATCGTCCAAAGAGAAGTACGTATTTCTTCAAAATGTCTTCTATATTCTTTTTGTTCTGCTTCAGACATCGCATTATACTTCTTGAATTTTTCTTCAGTATCATGCTTACGCTGTTTTACAAAAACACAGATTATGTCATACTTTTCTTGTGTAATCGTACCATTAACAAATTTCTTGTTCATCCTAGCTAGATAGTCATCTAGCCATTTTCCGATCATCGTCAAGATTAGTACGATTATATTCTATTATAAGTTCACGTAGATGTGCATTGTTTACATATTCAGCCATTTATCTCTGCCCCTTGATCATTACAAATCTAAGTCTTTTACCTTATGATTGAAGTTTTCACCAATATATTCATTATAATGCATCTTTCTATCTGAATATATGATAAGTTGCTGCAATGACTTCTTTCCATTATTTTCTACAATTCTGTGCAAACAAGAACCTTTACCGTTCACTAATATTGCTGTTTATATTTTCTACAGTATTACGCCAATCAATCAATTCTTTCTTCAACTTTTCATCGATTTGTGTCATTCTTGACTTTCCTTTCAACTTCTTTCACAAACTTAGTTACAATGTCATAAAACACTGAATCTTCAGTATAGAATATATCTCTACCATACCAACGTTCTAGATTGAACATGAATTGTCCAAAACGCCAATCTGGAAAATGATTTTTATGAACTAAGCACAAATACTTATACAGTTCATCTAAACGATTCGGATTTCTCATGTTCTCGTCCTTTTAATAGTTTGTCAAACAAGAACAATATAATAAAGAAATATGTCATTTGTACTTTATATCGTGACTAGAACGCAAAGTCTTCATTCGAAGTGTCTACATCTCCGCCTTCATCCGCGGAGGACTTAGCTGCATCAAGAATCTCTTCTTTCTCTTTCTTGATCATAGACTCATTCTCGAGAATGTCTTCATCACTGAGCCCTAAGATCTTATGCATGAAGAAATACCTAGAGAATATAGGACCACCTTCTTCAGAAGTGGCTTTAGAGTTGGCCAGATTCGGCAAGAACTCTTTGAACTGTGACACTTGTTCTCCGATCTTGCCAGCCATGCCTAAAGTCCTAATCTTTTCAAAATCGGTAGCATAGTTGAACTCTATGTTGTATATGTCCTTGTTCAAGAACTTGGTGTTCAATCCCCTAAGTCTGATGTGTTCTATAAAGGTATGAAGAATCAATCCACGAACAAACTTGTTTCCTAGTCTTCTGCATTGCTTCTGGAATTCAATCTCTTGCAAATCAGTTTCGACAGCTTGTGAATATTGAGTCGAATTTTCATCAGCTGACCATCTGCTTTTTGGAAATTGCAATGCATCCATCACTGCAAGCCTGAACATCTTCAAGTCTTCAATCTGCCCATTGAACTCAGCAGAAGCTTTGTATGGCTCTACAGAAGAACCTGTGCCATTGTCACCTTGACTGAACCAATAGTCTTCTGTCAATGCTTGAACATTCTTCGCAGAATTGATAGAACCTGTTGCCGGATCAAGAGACAAGGTCTTTCTGTATTGACCTTTGATTTCATGCATATAGCTAGGAATTCTAGACGGAGGCAAGTTGCCAGTATAGATCTTGAAAACCCTCTTTTCAGGTGCACGAGTGATTCTATACACAGTCAATGCATCTTCGATTGCTCTAAGCTGATTGAGCGGTCTGATTGCTGGTTCAAGAATGCCTCGAATGTCATTCCTGTTTGTAGCCCAATCCCCATAATTCGCATATGCCACTTGATCAAGGGTAAAAGTCTTAGGCTGGTCTTTTGTCTGTACATCTAACATTTTAGGGTCTTGCAGGTAACCAACTGGAACACCTTCATCATAGATCACTAATGTACAGAATGACGGAAGGATCTTGATGCCGAGCAGTGCATCGCCCTCGTCATTCGGGCAAAGCTCCCAGAACTGCTCTCCATCTCTAAGCCAGCAGAAACATTTGCCACAAGTCATCTCGCTTGATGACTGAATTCACTACATAGTCAAACTCGTCCTGTAAAGTGAAAAATTCCGTCTTAGTGAACTTGTCACTGAATGCATCTTTTATTCCAAATTTCAGAAGATTGCCATGAACATCTTCTGAAATTACTTCATCAGTCATCGTCGACAATGCTTTTCTGACAAGAGGGTACAACGCCATAGAACGATAGAAACTGACTCTCTGGCATTTAGTGCTGAACACTGAATCAAACAAGATTCCATTACTGTCACATGGATTTGTTGGATCATAAAATCCATTCACTTTACCAGGTAACAATGATGCCCAATTTATGGCATCTTCATCTCTACCAATGCTATTCTGATTAGCATTTATCTGCTGTATGTGTGACTGTTCAGGTTCTTTTGACAAGAACTTATCAGAAAAAGGATTTAGAAAATTGAAATTCATGCTTAAGCTCTAACTATTATAGTAAATTCGTATTCTTATTATTTATCATGATAAATATATTTGAAAATGTTGTTTGTAGAATACTTACGAGATGAACTTAGAAAAGCTGACTTGAATGAGTCAATTGTTAGGGTAGGGCCTGATATCAGAAAAGGCAAATATAGAAGCAGTCATCTAGAGACAAACCAAAAGAACACTAGAATTCAGCATTACAAGAACGGCAACTATATTGAAAAGACAATGGACGCTAACGAAATAAAGAATAGACATCTTGCACAGGACAAGATTGCCCAAAAGAAACGTAATGCCGAAATGAGTCAAATTCAGCGTAAACGTAGACTTGCCATGATGCGTAGAAGAATCATGAACATGAAGCAGCAACCTAACTTAAAGACAACTGGTGAATGACATGATTCGAAACTCTCTTCTCTCCATTAAGCCGCTTGTAGATGAATACATCATTGTAGAGACATTGTCTAGGATGGGCATTCCTGACATTCAGAAAAAGAAGCTATATCAGACTTGCCACTTGTTTAAGCAGTTTGACTGCATATATTTAGCTCATTTCAAACAACTTTTCAAATTTGCTACTGCCAAGAACGGAATGCCAGGATTCGGTAATGTGTCGGAAGAAGACTTGATTAGAAGAGACTCTATCGCTATCCGTTTGCAGAATTGGAAATTGATTGCTATATTGAATCCAGAAATAATTGGGCAAGAAACCTGCAAGATATTTTGTGTACCTCACGCCGACAAGCATCAATGGCAACTTGTCCAAAAAATCAACGTGAACAATTTGTTTAACTTGATGTAACTAGCATCGTAGCAGGCACATTGTAGACTGTGCGCCCTTCAGGATTATTTTCATTTCCTTTTACAATCTGTACATCATACAGTTGTACATCTTGAATGACAAGACCTTCTTTCAGAATCTTGTATACGCATGTGTCATTCTTTATATTGCTTTTAACTATTGCCCCTACCTCTAATTTGTCTGACAACGCATAGGCATTGTCCTGCTTCGCAGCATCGTCAATATTTTGAAGTTTCTTAGCATTCATTGCTGCAGTAGTCAAAATCTTGCTTATCCAATCAGGGCATTTCTTATCTTTCACTATATTTTTGCATGCATTGAATAAGATGTCTCTTTGTTGTCTAACTAGTTCTATGTTTATATCATTTAACATATTCAATATGCCCAATATAATTTCTATGTATAATACTATATAGAATCTAATATAGAATATAGTATAGAATACTCCTTTTTTCTCATTTCCGACAAGATATAATATAGTTCATTTTT